GCGCTGTCTTTGAGCGCTTTTTTCTGAGCCTGCTTATGCGGGTACGCCACTGATGAGGAGGTTGTATGAAGCTTTGCATCGAGCATCTTTCTAAAAAATACGGAGAACTGCAGGTCCTTCGGGATCTGAGCCTGACGCTGGAGCAGGATGCCTGTTATTGCCTGATGTCGCCCTCAGGCTCAGGAAAAACAACCTTTCTTCGGATCCTCATGGGGCTTGAAACGGCTGACAGCGGAAGGATTTTTACTCAGGATGGGCCTGGGTGGCCTTTGAGGATTTCTGCAGTTTTTCAGGAGGATCGTCTCTGTCCTTCCTTTTCCCCTATGGAAAATGTGCAGATGGCATTAAAAGAAAAATGGAAGGAAGAAAAACTGGCCCAGGCCATGACCTGCTTACTTCCTAAAGAATGCCTTACCCGCCCCGTGTCCACCTTGAGCGGAGGGATGAAGCGGCGCACCGCCATCCTGCGGGCCGTTCTTGCGCCTTCCCATATGCTTGTAATGGATGAACCCTTTACCGGGCTTGATGAGGCCCTTAAGCTGGAGGTAATCCGCTATATTCTGGAAAACCGCCGGAACCGCTTCCTCCTGATCACAACCCATCAGGAGGAAGACGTAAAGCTCCTTGGCGGAGTCCGGATACAGCTGGATTAAGGGCTGCTTATCGGGGCTGGGGCGCCTGATCCGGATCAAAGGCCGGATTAAAGGCATAGAAATTCCGGCTGTCCAGTTTTTCCTGGGTGATTCGGAGGGTTTCACCGAACCGCTGGTAATGGACGATCTCACGTTCTCTCAGGAACTTGATAGGTTCGCATACGTCATAATCTGTTACTACCCGGAGGATGTTGTCATAGGTACTCCGGGCTTTTTGTTCTGCTGCCATATCTTCATGAAGGTCTGTGATCACATCGCCCTTGGACTGGAATTCGCAGGAATTAAAGGGAATGCCGCCTGCGGCCTGAGGCCAGATTCCGGTGGCATGGTCAATATAATAGGGTCCGAAGCCCTGTTCTACCAGCTGCTCGGCTGTGAGGTTCCGGGTCAGCTGATGGACAATGGCGGCGATCATTTCCAGATGTGCTAGTTCCTCTGTGCCGATATCGGTCAAAACAGCCTTGCCTTCTTTATAAGGCATGGCGTAGCGCTGGGACAGATAGCGCATGGATGCGCCCATCTCGCCGTCGGGGCCGCCGTATTGTAATAACTTATGATGTGTAGTAAAAGAACGTAAAACTCCGGGTTTCCCGGTCAAATACTATCTTTTCGCAGAGAGACCGCAGAGCGTTGCCCTTAGTTTCGTTGTCTGCGGTCGGATCGGAAAGTACTTGATACACACAGGACACCTTTGCCATCATTTCAGCCTGATCCGGTGGAGCCGCCTCTGTTTGCTGGGCCTTTTGCCGGAGCTGATCCAGGGCGTTCTCCAGTTCCTTGCGTTCTGCGTTCAGGCGTAGTTTGTTCTGCTTATATTCTTCCAGGGTATCTATTTCATTTTCATATGCCTCCCGGATGCGTCGCTCTTTCACCGTGATGCGTTCGAGGGCTTCTTTTATTGCAATTTCTTCCTCGCTTATGTCATTTTCGGTTTTTGGGATGTGTTCATATTCAAGGTGGTTATTTCTAAGGGCTTTCTCCAAAGACCGGAGCACGGTACGTTCTGCGATTCGGGCGGATACACAGCAGGAGCCAGGGTGGAAGCCTTTGGCGTATTTCCAGCACTGGAAGAAGTCCGGGCGCTTCTTCTGATCGTTGGAGCGGTTGAAGCCCAGGCTGCTACCGCAGACTCCGCAGAACAGCATCCCTGACAGCCAATGAGCGTTGGCGGAAGCTTCCCGGCGTTTTTTAGGGCGGTATTCAGAGGTTATACGCTTCTGGACATCGTCAAATACAGAGGTGACAGCTGGCCGGGTTTCGTGGGTTCCTTGAAAGGTGATTCCGTTCCATGAGACCTCTCCGGTGTAAAAATGATTGGTAAGGATTCTGTAGATGGCCCTGCGGTCGAAGAGATTCCCTCTTTGAGTGCGGTACCCTATGGTGTTTACAGATCTGGCAATACCGGTCATATCCCTGCCGCCGTGGTAGGCCTGAAATATATATTCCACGATGGAATAGGCATCCTCATCAATGAGGAAGGGTTTCCCATCGCCCACAGCCTTATATCCTAAGCATGGGGCGGTCTGGTAACCTTCACGCAGCGCCTTCTCCGTCATGCCCCTCTTGACCTCCCCGGAGAGGTTGAAGGAGTAGTATTCGTCAAACCACTCTATGATAGTTTCAATCAGCCGCCCGAACATACCTTCCATGATGGGCTCTGATATGCTTTTGATCTCAATGCCGCATTTCTTTCGCAGGATGCCTTTGTAAAAGGTACTTTCTTCCTGATTCCGGGCGAACCGGGAGAATTTCCAGAGGTACAGACGTTTGAATGGTGCAGGCTTCTGGGACTTGGCAATGGCAATCATGCGCTGGAACTCCGGGCGGTTGTCTGCCTTGCGGCCGGAAATACCCTTTTTCTCCTCGAAAATGTATTCCTTGGGGATTACGAAGCCGTCTGCTTTGGCGGCATCCAGAATCATACGCAGCTGGGCATCCGGGGAGAGTTCTGTCTGGTCGTCGGTACTGACACGGATGTAGGCGGCCCCGATTTCCAAGGGTTGTGTATTGCTGGTGGATAATTGTGACATTATATCATCTCCTTGTGGATTATACGATAAATGGGTATAAAAAATACACCCCTTGCCAGGATGTACCAGAAATGATATAATTCAGGTGTCTAAGCTGATATATCTTTCCGGAGTATCCGGCAAGAGAATCTATGTGAAAACCGTTCCTGTTGGCGCAGGGGCGGTTTTTATTTTCTAAGTTATTCGTCTAAATCATCATAGTTATCTTCTGCCATATAATCTGTAGTATATGGAGTATCTACAGATTGGGATTGTCTGTATTCTTCTGCAATCATCGTTCGATTAAATTCTGCTGTAGGATCTAACTGATTTACCAATTCTTCCAGTTCGTCTATGGTAACATAGAAAAATTCTTTTCGCATATTCACCTTGTTGACACGTTTATTGTTTAAAATTTCGTGCATCTTACTTTCGAGTCCGACAGCATCGTCAGAGAAAATAAAACTGTGAACATCAAAGCGGAACGGGACACTAGCGCTACCTAACTCATCGACACGTTCCTGCGGATTAATTCGTCTGGTCATACCGATTTTAAAGACGTTTTCACCAAACGAACCGAGGTTACTAATAATATAGACATTTCCAGCTTTTCCGTTTTGAAGCTTGGAAATCTCATCTTTTTTCAGGGTTACATCTGACAACTGACCTTGCAGTTCCAAAATTTTTGCTTTAAGGAGTGCAATCTGACTTTCGTCTGTAGTAGCAGATAGAGCTTCTGTTGCTTTATCAATTTCTGATTGATATTTTGCCTCTTCCTGTTCAACTTTTTTCTTTTGAGTTTCCAGAGCCTTTCGTTCTTCAGCTTCTTCGCGCATCTGCTGTTTGATGGCAAGCTGCTCCTGTCTGGCCTGTTCCTTCTTTACATAATAGTTGTATTCAATTTTGACAGCAGCTATAAAAAGGTATTCGATTTCGCCGATAAACTTTGTCAGCGTTCCAACGATGCTCTGATTTCCGGCACCAGCAATTTTTAAATACTTTGCAGTAACTTGCTTAACATCATCGATAGCCTGATCCAACTTCTCATATTTCAGATTGTACAATATATTTTGGAGTTCAGCACGTAAAGCAATAACCATTAGCTGATAGATGGCCTGATTAGATTTAGTGGTGTAACGTACGGCATAGGTATCGAGTATCTTATTGATTACTTTGTCATTTTCCTTATAAGCTTTTCGAAGTTCTTTTATATCCATGCAGTGGAGTTTTAAAAGTACGTTTGGAACAAATTCCTCATAAGCTTCTTTATCGGCTTCTGATAATGATTTAATTTCGCCATCTCGAAGAAATGAAGAGACACAATAGTCAACACTCGCATACAACGATTTTAAGCGAGACAATTTTCTTTGGTTAGTTCCGAACTGCTTTTCAAGAGTACTGTTCCGAGATTCCAGAGTTGCTATTTCTGTGCGAAGGCGATCTATAATTTCGTTATTTTTTTGGATTTCTTCATTTCCTTCATCTATTTTTTCTTTTACTTCGAAATAAGTTGCGGCATTTAGGTCTTTTAATTTTTGCTCGAATTGCTCAATCTGTTTCGCATTTATTTGTTTTTCTTCATTTGCTTCTTGAATGGAGGACTCCAGCTCAGCTGTATATGCCGTTCGTTTCTGTTCATCCAAATAGTGCATAATGAGCAATGCGATGCCAATTAAAGCCGTAATGCCAGTAATTGACATTGAAAACATAATGCAAATAAACCATGTTTGCAGATACCACTTTCTTTTTTTCATACCCCTTACCTCTTTTGTTTTATTTATTAAAATGCCATAGGCTATTTTAATCTTAATTCAATCAATTCTTTTGGATAGCTGGTACATAGAGACATCTGCTCCATTGTGTACCCGCTAAATTCAGCTATCAGATCATCCGAAATCAGAAGATAGGCAGCAAATAAGTTTGCTCTTCTCTCTAATCTGGAATTAAGAAGCAGTGTTTTGTTTCTGATGAAATAGCAGTTCGATTTTCGATCCAGTAAAGCATGACCTAATTCGTGGGCCATAACCAAGATCAGTTCCTCTCTGCTTAGCTGATTACTCAAAAATATATAACGATGATTTTTGAGGAACATGTAGCAGCCCTCTTGGTTGAGGTTTCCAATTTGATATAATATCCCCAAACGATCAGCAATCTCAAATGGATCTGATGTATTACATAATCGCTTATAATAAGTAACTAATCGTTTTATACGTTCTATTTCCCCCAAGAGTATCACCTACTTTTTATATTTTTTGGGAGTGTATTTCTCCTTATTTATAATTTTAAGACGTCGAAGCGCAATTTCTAATTCATCTCTAAATAATTCGGCTGCCTCTGGATCAAGTTCTTCTCCATTATAACTTGCTGGGCCAGATTCACCCGTAGAAAGTTTTTCCATGATACTATCAAGATCCTTGGCAATGTCACGTTCATCTCTGGAATTTAGTTCAGATGATTTTTCCTTTTTTTGTTCAGACGTATTTCCTGTCAATAAATAAGTAAGGGGAACGCCAAAATAGTCAGCTATTTTTTGTAGCTTATCTGGTTTTGGAGTACTGATACCACGTTTCCAGTCACTTAAAGTTGATTGCGATACTCCGGTCTCTTTGCTCACCTTATACGGTGTTACACCGTATTTCTGTAGTAATTCACTAAAAATCTCATACATAATATGTTCACCTTTCACAAAGATAAGCAATACTAAAGAAAACCGTTAAAAATGCATTAACTAAAACGGCTATCCGTAGTATAGTATGAGCATACACAAGAAAACCGTTGCATCGGTTTCTGGTATATGCTACGGAAATATGATTGCTTTTGCTTACAACCGAAGTATATCACATTTCCGTAGTAGTTGCAATAGTATTCACTTAATAAGGAGGTGTGAATTTTGTACGAAAAATTTGCTGAGTTATTAGATAAAAATAACAAAACAGCATATGCAGTTTCTAAAGAAACAGGTATTGCTCAGTCGGTTCTTTCCGATTGGAAAAATGGACGAAGTAATCCTAAGTTCGACAAGCTGTTAATCCTCGCCAAGTATTTTGATGTTCCGGTGGAGTATTTTGCAGAGACTGAGGACGGGAGGTGAGAGAGGTGGAAGAAAAAAATAAACCGCATATCACTATGGTTTGGATAGCAATAGCGGTTATATCAATTAATCAGGCTGTTGGGGCATATCAAGATTTTCAGATTCACCAGCAGTTGCGGAATCAGATTCAGATGCTACGGGAACAGCATTTGAATTTGTTGCAACACTTGAACATGAATCTGGAGACAACTTTGACTGAGATACTAAATAATCGTTGAGCGCAGAGCCTGTGAGTACAGTATAGGACAGAAGAAAAGACAATGCAAGATGTACAGCCCATACCGCATAAAATCAAAAAGGAGGTGGTTATAGTGAGGGAATACGGCTTCACGAATTACGTTGACATAGGCAGAACCGGGCAGAAGGTCCCCATGGATTCCCTCAGCCCGGAGGAACTTAAGAAGGTCGCATACGCCATGCAGGAACAGGCAATGGCGGTGCTGCAAATGAGAAGGAAAGACAAGACCGCCTGAGAGCGGTCGGAAAGGACAAGCAATGCAATCAGAAGTAATTAAGTATCAGCCCCCAGTGGAGGGCGTTGTAGTCACTCAAGAGGAAGAGGAGCAGATCCTGAAGCTGGGCCGGATCGCAGGAGAGCAGCTCAGGCAGAGCCATAAGGATGTGCGCCTGTTTGGCAGACTGTCTACGGTGATGGCGTTCCTGCTGGGGATGGAATCAGCGGTGCTGTTGTTGGTGGCCTGTGGAATTGTAACACTGTGAGAGGAGGTGAGAAAAGGATGGTTAGAGGAGCAAAGACAATAGCGGAATTTAAGATCCGTAAACATCTGGAAAAACTGGAAGAGAGAGGCCTTGTGATGGACAATATATCATTTGAGATGAAGAGCCAGAATGAAGCAGAGCTGACAGATGTGAATGGAGACAAACTGAGATTGATCTACGATCAGGAAACACGGACGGTTATAGAAATATGAGGGAGAGGAAAAGAATAAAAAAGGACCTGCACAGCGGCAACTGTGGTAGGTCCAGAAACTAAAAAAATCAACACCCTCTATTATGAGGGAGAACAGGAGAAAAATCAATGGTAAACACAACAATTTTATATGAGGGAATCAAAAAAACAGTTGAAAGCGAGATTGCTTTTGCAATCTGTCTGACAGGCAATAAGGAGAAGAATGGAGTGGACACAACGGTGATCTGCATAGGTGAGAGAGAAAACATATCCTCAGATGACCTTACTAAATGTCTTGCCAAAAGTATGGTGGATGCAGTTAGCAGTATGGCTGTTGATGATTTGGGTGCTGTTCATGTATTGACAGAATTAGCTCGTATCGTAGGTGAAGCAGCGAAGGAGAAATGCCTGGAAAGGCTGTCCAAATGACCCGCCCCACTACATACCCCGGCAGCCAGGTCAGGATTACATCCCCGTTTTACTTCCTAGCCTGCTCCTGTGGTGTCTGGATGTGGTCCCTCCTTGGGGAGATCACACCATGTCCGAACTGCGGAAAGATTATGAGGAGGGAGGGTGCTGCGGATGGCAGTCACTAAACATATATTTGCCAGCCGGGAGGAATGGCTTAAGGGCCGGAAGAACCATATCGGCGGGTCGGATGCCAGCGCCTGTGTAGGTATGAACCCATACAAAGACAACGTGCAGCTGTGGGAAGAAAAGATGGGGCTGGTGATGCCGGAGGATATTTCAGATAAGGATTATGTCCGGTACGGCACAGAAGCAGAAAAACATCTGCGGGCACTGTTCGCCATGGATTTCCCGGAATATCAGGTATTCTACGATGAAGATAATATGTTCATCAACGACCGGTACCCGTGGATGCATGCTTCTTTGGATGGTGAGCTGGTGGATGAGCAGGGACGGCGCGGGATACTGGAAATTAAGACCACGAATATTTTGCAGAGTATGCAGCTTGAAAAATGGAAGGGGAAGATACCAGACAATTATTATTGTCAGGTGCTCCATTACCTGGCTGTAACAGAATATGATTTCGCAGTTTTGAAGGCCCAGCTTAAAAGCGAATGGCATGGGGAACTGCAGATTACCGTCAAGCATTATTTTATAGAACGTAAAGAAGTTGAAGAGGATATCCGGTATCTGGTGGAAGCAGAACAGCGCTTCTGGGCTTGTGTGGTGGAAGGCCGCAGACCGAATTTTGCTCTTCCGGTGATATAAAGGCAGAGGAGGAACGTATGGAATTAAAAATCTACAATCCGCAGGAAGGCGGATATTTAAAGAAGATCGAATGGAATTTCGAGGAGCTGAAGGAAGAGGTTACAGCCAAAGCCAAAGAATATGCTGCAACCGTCTACACGGATGAAACCATCAAGGCAGCAAAGGCCGACCGCGCCACACTGAATAAGTTCGTGGAGGCTGTGAAGGGAGAACGGACCGCGATCCGTAAGAAACTGCTGGAGCCGGATGAGCTGTTTGGTGAGCAGATCAAGGAGCTTACCGGGATCGTCCAGAGTGCCATTGATAGCATTGACGTCCAGATCGAGGACTATGAGAGCCGCCAGAGGAAAGAAAAGACGGCAAAGATTAAGGAGTTCTATGAGGCTAATATCCACGATATCGGCCAGTACCTTCCCTTTGACCGGGTGATGAAGCCCCAGTATGCCAATGCTTCCACTACCATAAAGTCCATCAAAGAGGAGATCCTTGCACTAATCCAGAAGGTAGATGAGGGGCTGGCGATCCTGAATGAGGTGGACAGTCCTTATGTCGGGGATATGAAGCAGGTATTTTTACAGACCTACGATATCGGCGCAGCAATGGCGAGACGGAACCAGCTGGAGGCCGAGGCGGAGAACCGGCGCCTGTACATGGAAGAGCAGGAACGGAGAAAGGCAGAACGTGAGGCCACCCGGAAGGCAGAGGCCGACCGGGTTATGCAGGCCGGAAGGGCACCGGAACCGGAGCCGCCTAAGGAGACACCTCAGAAGATAGAGACGGTAGAGGAGCCGGTCAATGTGATTGATTTCCGTGTGTACGCTACCATGGCACAGTTGATGAGGCTGAAAACATTTTTAAATGATAACGGAATCCGGTTTGAGCCGGTACCGAAGAATTAAGGAGGAAAAAGAATCATGGCAGTAAATAACAGTCTGGCTAAGAAGCCCGTACAAAAGGTAGAGGTAACAAAATACATGGCAAACGGGATGGAGGTAACGCTTACTCCCGGAACCGTAAAAAATTATCTGGTGAGCGGGGACAAGGAACGGGTATCCGATCAGGAAGTGGCAATGTTCATCAACCTGTGCCGTTTTACCGGCCTGAATCCCTGGCTCCGTGAAGCGTACTGCATTAAGTACGGAAACGAACCGGCGACTTTGGTTGTAGGTAAAGATGCATATTTTAAGCGGGCAGAGTCCAACGAAAACTATGACGGCATGGAGGCCGGTATTATCGTCCAGCAGGAAGAGACAGAGGAAATCATTTACCGTCAGGGAACTCTGAAACTGGATGGTGAGAAACTGGTCGGGGGATACGCAGAAGTATTCCGCAAGGACAGGGGTCACAGCTTCCGCATTGAAGTTGCTTTCGATGAATATGCGGGACGGAAGAAGGATGGAAGCCTGAATTCCCAGTGGTCGAAAAAGCCTGCAACCATGATCCGTAAAGTTGCGGTTGTGCAGGCTCTCCGCGAGGCATTTCCAAAGACGTTTGCAGGAATGTACGTGGCAGAGGAAGTTGGAGCGGTTGATCCTGATTATACAGCGGGAGATATCATTGAGCCACAGGCACAGAGGGCAATAGAGCAGTCAGAGCCTGTACAGCCCTCTGCTTCTGAGCCAGTGTCCCAGACGGCACCACAGCCTCAGGATGCTTCCAGTGCATTCTTTGGATAAGGAAAGGAGGTGAGAACAGCATATGGCAATCACGTTTGATACGATAGCGAACGGGGAGCTGGCAGAAAAGTTCCAGATGGCCTTGACCCAGATCGGGCGCAACATCATGGATCCTAACACGGATCCGGAAGCCGTCCGGGGAATGACGGTAAATATTAAATTTAAGCCCATGGGCCGGGGAAATCTGAAGGTTGATTTCTCAGTCGGGACCAAGCTGGCAGGATTCAAAAAATCTGAGACCGTATTCCTGGTAGGGCAGGATGGGCGGACTGGCCGGATCAGCATGTCGGAGCCGGGAAGCGGCCTTCCGCAGGTAACTGCCATAAGGGAGACACCTGCGGCAGCTTATACGGATGTCCGGCAGGAACCGGAGTTTGACCCAGAAACCGGGGAGATCTTTGAAGAGCCGGTACAGGCCGGGCCGATTGACTTAAGACAGGCATATGGAAGATAAGGAGAGGGAAATGGCATCAGAAAAGAAATGCTGCGGAACCTGCAGGTATCATCTGCATGATGATGATGTGGATTTCATCTGTGATTGTGAGGAGTCGGAAGGGTACGGAGACTATACGATGTATCAGGACTGCTGCGACTGTTATGAAGCAAGAAACATAGAAGAATAAGGAGGACAAAACGATGTTGGAAGGATTAAAGGCTGCATTAGAGCACGTTGAGGGGCTGGCAAGAGAAAACGAGAAGACCGAGGTCATTGAGATCTGCGGACATACATATGCAAACAAGAGCTTAAAGCGTTATGACAACACAGACAAGGCGACGGCACTGGAGGCTTCCAGTCTTACCGCCCTTCTTGGCTACATCGGGGCCTGCTATGAGGAGTTCCCGAAGGATACGGATATGATTATCCATATCGTAAATCCCAAGCGGGTGCGTCTGATCACTGCGCTGGATGCAGAGCGTACAAGAGAGTGCCTGTTTGAGGTAAATGCAGAGGTAAATGAGTTCCGTTTCGGCCACTGGTACGATCAGGAGGCATTCATGATCGAGCTGCAGGCCAATTTCCAGTCCAGTGAGGATCTGGAACTGGTCCAGAAGATGGCCGGGAATGTGGAACGAAAGAACGATCAGAGTTATGCAGATGATGGGATCTCCCAGGTGGCTGTTATGACGGTAGGCGCAGCAGCAAAGGCAGATGTGAAGGTGCCGAATCCGGTGACACTGGTCCCGTATCGTACCTTCCAGGAGGTGGGACAGCCTGCCAGTGCGTTCGTGTTCCGCGTGGGTGACAAGGGAGAGCCTACCTTTATGCTCCAAGAGGCACAGAACGGCCTCTGGAGGAATGAGGCAGTAGCAAATATCAAGGCATATCTGGCGCAGGCAGTGTCCCATATGCAGCCAAATGTAAGAGACCATATTACAATCATCGGATAAGCAGTGCAGCCTTTTGGTAGGATTTGATATGTCACGGTATTAAATGACCAGAGGTGTTGGCCGGGGCGGCCGGGTTTGTACCTTTTGACCGCCGCCCCTTTTTGAAAGGTAACAGCATGGGAAAATCACAGAGAGAGAAAGGCAAGCGCGGGGAGCGTGAGCTGGCAGGGCTTTTGAGGGAGTACGGTTATGACTGCCGCAGGGGGCAGCAGTACTGCGGGGCCTCCGGTGATGCGGATGTGGTAGGGCTCCCAGGCATCCATATAGAGTGCAAGCGGGTGGAGAAGCTGAACCTTCTGGATGCAGTATCACAGGCGGTAAGGGATGCCGCAAAAGGGCTTCTTCCGGCAGTATTCCACAGGAAAGACCGGTGCGAATGGCTGGTGACGATGCGATTCGTGGACTGGATGGAGTTATACAGGGACGCTCAGGCCTGGAGGGAATTAAAAGCGAAAGAGAGGTAGGTGACAGCCTACATGGAGATCAATTATCTGGCAGAGATCATAGCCTTCGAACGATGGCTCGAAACTAACTACTTACCGATCCCGTCGCAGTTGTTATGGTATAAGATGATGAACTATTTCAACCGGAGCGGGTGGAGCGAGTGGGTTATAGTAGATAACCTGAGATTGATGGCAGCCATGTCAATGGGTCGAGAAGCCACATTCATTAAGGCGAGGGACGAACTCATAAAGGCTGGCCGGATCATCTACCAGAAGGGCAGAAAAGGAAGCCCTAATAAATACAAAATGGTGTATTTCACTTTCAAAAACGTAGTAAAAAGCGAAGTATATAGCGAAGTAAAAAGCGAAGTATTTCCCGTAGTAGAAAGCGAAGTACAAAGCGCAGACATATATAAACATAAACAAAAACAAAATAAAAAGAGTACCTCTGAAGAGGTACCAGAAAAGCCGGACGACTTTTCCTCCCAGATCACCACGATTCGAGAATTATATAATTCCGTTTGCGGGTCGTATCCCCGCCTGGTGAAGCTGTCGGAAGCGAGGAAGAAGGCGATCCGTGCGAGACTGAGGGCAGGATATACCGTTGAGGACTTCCGTCGGCTTTTTGAGACTGCGGAGGAAAGTGACTTTTTGAAGGGCAAAAACCGCAGGAACTGGTCAGCTACGTTTGACTGGCTGATTGCTGATGCCAATATGGCAAAGGTGCTGGATGGGAACTACCGGAACCCGACAGAGGGGAAACCTGCCTGCGAAAAGACTCCCGGTCCATCGTCCAACCGGTTCCACAACTTTGAACAAAGGGATGTGGACTATGATGCGATCATGATGGAGCGGACGAGGGAGTTTTTGAGAGAGGGGGAGACAGATGGAAGATGAGAATACCATGGTTCCTGAGACAGGAACCATTGACCATACAGGCCCGGAGTGGTACCAGATGGAGATCCCACTGGATGAGATCGGGCGGTACATACATACAGACCTTAAGACGGCCGCCAGAAGTGTGATATCCATCGGGTACTGGCTGATGTATGTGCGGGATCGTAATCAGTTCCAGGAATACGGATACAGCGATATCAATGAGTATGCTGCCAGGCAGTTCGGTTTCAGCCGGTCAACCACCAAACGCTATATAGACCGGTGCATCCGGTTTTCCAAGGGAGGCAACAGCCCCATACTGGATGATCGGTACAGGGATTTCAGCAAAGCACAGCTTCAGGAGATGCTTGGGCTTGATGATGAGCAGTTGGAGCAGGTAACTCCAGATATGACCGTGCGCCAGATCCGAGCCATGAAACAGCCTAAGGAAATCCTGTATGTGGAGCTTCCGGGGCAGATCAGTATTACAGATTTTCCGGGGATTGAGCCGGAGGCCGCTCCAGATGTGACGGATGTACCGCCGGAACCAGAAAGAGCAGCTATGCAGAGCTGTGAGATATCGGTGGAGGACTTGATGCCTGAAGTGGAGCCTCTGCCGGTGGAGAGCGTTGCGACGTCGCAACGGGAAAACTGTCCAGCCCATCAGCTATCGGCCTATGGGACACCCAAGCGGGAATACCCAGCAGACAGCCTGATCGCCACAGAAGGATGTGAGGGAGGCCATTATTGTGATTCCTGCTCTATGGAGTGTGGGATCCGGCAAAAAGACCGGTGGTGTGTAGAGGCACCCTGCGGGAATCCGTTTCCGTGCGAGATTAGAGATCTGGATGGAATCCGTGAACTTGCAGGAGATACTTGTGAGTTCGTGAACCACGATCTGGCTTATTACCGGGCCGGAGACGGGGAGCCAAGCCCATGCTGTAAGCACTGCAAGAATCCTTGCGAATATATTTGCGGTAGGGCTATGAGGGCACTGGATCAGGGGCTGGAACAGCCTGCTGTAGAAATGCAGCAGAATGAGGAAATCTGCTGCGAAAATGACAGTGTGGATGAAGTTGCGACGTTGCAACCGGAGGAGGCCGCTGAGCCTACAGATACGGAACTACTCCGAGAGATGTTAGGAAAGGAGAAGAAGTATCTGGAGGAAATGATAAAGGTTGATGCAGTGAAAGGATTCCCGAAAAAGTTGCTCCGGAAGAAGAAAATACTGGTGGCAGCCCTTGCAGGAATGATGTGTGATCTGGATATGCCAGAGCCGGAGGAACCGGAACAGCCGGAGCTTCCGATTATGAAAAACAACGATCAGCGCAAGGCATGGCTGAGAGATTATAAATCATGGGGCCTGTGGTATACAGATGAGCATATCGGGGCCCGGTATTACAAGTATGATTTTGAGAATGGGGCAAGGCTGATTGTGGAAGTATACACCCAGCATAATGAGTTTACTGGGCAGGATTATGAATCCTCATACTTACACTTGGTTGGAGGGCCGGAGCCGGAGAAGCATCCGACTGGGGCTTACGGAAGATGGCAGCGACATGAGACATACAGCCGGTATCCAGACAGTGAGACAGAACTGGTGGAGTTTTTGAAGGCATTGCAGAAAGGAAAATAGATATGGCTAAGATATGGATGCAGGGCAAAGAAAGATTTATGTGCCGGGTATGTGAGAATGAGGAGATTGAGCTGGGGCAGAAATACTGCCAGATATGCGGCGAGGCACTTGAGTGGGAGGAGGAAGGCGAGAATGAAGAGATTAACACAGAAAGATGAGCAGGGAAATTGGTGCTTGAAGGGTGTGTCGTGGGAACAGCTGCATGAAGGACAGGTAATCACCAAGTCTTTACGGGAGCGGCTGTATGGAGCTCTCTGGAAGCTGATGGAGTACGAGGATACCGGGCTGACACCGGAAGAAATCGAACGGCTTAAGGAGCAGCACCGCTGGATTCCCGTGGAGGAGAGGCCGCCGGTGCAGGGAGAACCAGTTTGGGCGACTATAAAACACTCTGAATGGATCAACGATTATGACACTGATTGGCTTCCGGAAGAAGAGAAGAAATATCATCCAGAAAGCTACGGTGTGTATAAGGCGGAATATATAGGCGGAGGGATCTGGCAGTATTCGGATGATTATAACGAATGGATATACTGTGATGCAGTGGAGAAAGAGGAAAGGAATTTGGCAAATGTGTATGACACAGTGACCGCCTGGATGCCACTGCCGGAGCCGTACCAACCAGAGGAGTGACTTATGGAATATGGATATTACAACATGGACTGCATGGAGGGCATGAAACAATTCCCAGACAAATATTTTGACATTGCTATCACTGATCCTCCTTACTTTTCCGGCCCGGAACGCAGAGGGTATTATGGTCGGAAAGTAAGTCCGATAGGCGTACAGAGGCACTACGAACCCTCAGAAAACTGGGAAGTACCAGGAGAAGATTACTTCCGTGAACTGGAACGTGTTTCCAAACATCAGATCATATGGGGCTGTAATTATTTTGACTGGAATTTTCCAACGGGAAGGATCGTATGGGACAAGTGCAATGGCTCCAACAGTTTCTCGGATTGTGAGATAGCCTCCTGCAGTCTGCATGATTCTGTCCGCCTGTTCCGGTATATGTGGAATGGGATGATGCAGGGAAAGAGCATCGAAGAGGGCTGGATCCAGCAGGGAAATAAGAAGCTTAACGAGAAACGGATCCACCCAACCCAGAAGCCAGTTAATCTCTACCGCTGGCTGGTCCAGAAATATGTACAGCCGGGATGGAAGGTACTGGATACCCATGTAGGGAGTGCCAGCAGCCTAATCGCATATGAGGAAGCAGGGATTCCGTATGTTGGATTTGAGATTGATCCTAAGCGGTATGAGCTGTCGAAACAGAGGCTTGAAGAGCATAGGGTACAGCTGGCATTACATGATTTTGGGATAATTTAAGGCTCAGTTGTAGTAAACAGTTGTGGTATTAAACAAGTAGTTGTTGTATCGAGAGATTGGAGAAATAAAGTATGAAGCCAGAAGATTTAGAACTTTTTTTGATTATGTTGGGAATGCTCTTTTTGGCAATTATGATTATGCCTATGTAAAATTAAGATTTAGCGGAGGTATGAAATGTATTGGTGTGAAAATTGCAAAAAGAAAGCAAGTAAAGGTTATATAAACACTGATTGTTTGGCATGTAAGTGGCAGTATGTGGGACAAGAAGCGTTTGACAGAAAAAGTGACTTATTTGAAGGAAAAGATGTCGATTCAGTTAATCCGGCTAAAACATTAGGGAATTTAACAGAATGGGCTGGATGCGTAATTATTTAAACTGACATTTAGGAGAGCAGAACATGGGAGAGTGGAAGAGAACCATAGATATTCTGCCGCCTGAGAATCTGGTGGTGGAAACCAAGATTGATGATGGCGTATTCGTCCGAAATGAGCAGCCGTTGTACCGGTACAAGAATCTATGGTTTGCCCCAGATGGGAGTATGTATGTGTATTATACGCCGACACATTGGCGGGAGATTTTTTAGGAGGACAGATGATGAAAAATAAAGAGGGTTATCCGGATCCAACCGCAGGCAGGGCAATCAGGAATGCGGATCAGCAGCCAGAACAGGTGCAATGGTATTTCAGGACTGTTCGTGAACTGGCTAACCTGGTAGATCTGGAAGTGGAGAAACTGCCGAAGATACGCGATAAGAAAACCGGGAGGTTGTGGCCGTGAATGTACTTAAGAGCGTAGTGATTATCCTGTGGGCCATAACAGGGACGGTCAATCTGATACGGCATAACATTGATCGTTGGGATTACCTTATGGTCTGGGGCTCTCTGATGGCGGTGCTGATGATTTGGAGGTGATGTTATGCCGGGGCCAGTATATTATGACCTGTATGATTGCGGGAAGCTTGTGGGGCGGTACAGTGGCATTGAGCTGCAAAAGAGATTCGGCTGGAAGTGTAGGCCTCAGGTCGATAAGTACAGCGACATGGGAATCCTGTACCAGAAGAGGTACCTGATTGTCCGGGTAGAAACAGAGATGTGGGCGGCTGAGTGGGATGAGGCCAGACAGAGGATTTTGAGGGCGAGGAGGTGATACCGTTGGACAAGCAGATTTTGGAGCAGTACATAGATGCCTGCGAGCTGATTAAGGACACCAAGGAGGAGATCCGGAAGCTGAGGAAGCACCGCAGCCAGATCCAGCAGGACAGTGTTAAGGGCTCCGCACATGAGTTCCCTTACACCTTACAGACCTATCATCTGGAGGGGCTTGGATATGCAGCTGTTAAGGATCCGGATGAGCTGGAACGTATGGAAGTGCTGCTGGAGGAGCGGATCCGGAACGCAGAGAAGATTAAGCGTCAGGTGGAAGCATGGCTTAATACAATCTCACCCAGAATGCAGCGGATTATCCGGTATAGGATATTTGAGGAATTGACTTGGGCGCAGGTAGCTGTGAAGATGGGGCGGAAGGCTACAGAAGCAAGTGTAAAAATGGAATTTCAAAGATTTATGTCTGCGGCATAAAGTTTGTTACGAATGTTACCAATGTTACGAATCAAAATGTTATAGTGTACCATGAAGCCAAAGGCATA